ATTAGGCTCCCTGAGATCCGTAGATTCCGAGAGGGTCAGACACACCAAAACTATAACGCTCACGGGCTTTGTAGCGAACGTTGCCCGTATCAAAGTCGCCGTCCATTGAATTCTGGAGCGGTGTACGAACAAAGTGCTTCAAGCCGTTGGGAACATCGGTCGTCAGGAACCAAGCGTTAGGATCGGTCAACCAGTGGTTGATCGTGTAACCCTCGGAAATTGAACCGTTGTTCTTCAGCGCGTTGATGTCGTTGTCATTCGTGCCAACGCGGAGTTCAGTCTCTAGCAAACGAGTTGCAACGAACTGAAGCGCAGAAGGGACGATCAACTTGCGGGGGCGAGCAGCAATCAAAAGCCCACGTTCATCAGTCCATGCAGCAATCTGAATCACTGCATTTTCCAACGAAGTTTCGTTGAGATCCACGCCAGTAGAGGTCGTGTTGCTGTTAGTACCACCAGAAACCAACGGATGCGACACAGAGAACAGAGGCTGACCGTCACCGTAAGTTACGGTAGAAGCCCAACCATTGTTCAGGATTGCAGCAGCTTTAACCTGTTTGGTATAAGCCATCGCACGAGCAAGTGCCTTGGTGTAACGAGCAGACAAGCTGTCGTACAGGTTATCTTCAACCGCTTCTTCAGTGATTGAAAATCCAAGAGCAATGGTTTCGTGCGTATAACGTGCAGTCCATGCTTCCTGTGCGTTGTCATAAGCAATCGCACTACCTTCGTTTTTAACTGGGGCAGCACTAAAGCCAGACAACTTGGTTTCTTCTTCAAAAGAACGCTCAGAGGATTCAGTTTCGTAAATCTCTTTGTGTTCTTCGCCATAGCGAGCATACTCAAGACCGAACAGGGCGTTCAGGCCGGGGAGAAGCTCTTTCAGTAGTTGTGCGCGTGAAATAGCCATTTATGTTCCCCTTACAGTCCGGCTGGGTTGTTATAGGCATGACCACCTTCAAGCACGCCGGAATTAACGTAAGGTGCGTTAATCTTAACGATGGCTTCTGAGTAGTAAGTCGTGCCGCTAGAAACAAACGCCGTATCAGGCACCAAATCCACAATACGAATCGGTAAAGATTCTGTTGCAGCGGCAGAACCCAACAGGATAGCCTGTTGCGAATCGCCAGTTGTAGTATTGAGGGTGTTGGTAACAACGGCAGCGTTGTTGTTGACGTTGGTGTAGGTCAAGCCTGTGGATGTCGAAACAACCGTGGTGCCCGTAACTACAGCAACTTGGAACAACTGATCAGGATCTTCGCAGACATAAGCGTAGATAAAGGTGTTTGCCTTTACCGAAGTGCCGCTAGTCCACGATTGCGACCAAGTGGGTTGGCCGGTCACAGACGAAACAAACTGACAGCCCAAGAACACACCGGCATAGCCGGTAACAGGGGCCAAAGTTGTGTCGCCAGAAGCGATAACAATAATGGTGCCATCCGTGTCAAACTTCACCAGATCGCCAAACCCAATGCTTGCGGCACCGGATGCGATTCGACGCTGACGAGTTGCCCCGGCAAACACCTGACCACCGATCAGATTGATCGGTTTGAAGCCGTAAGGCTTGCTAACAGTCGGGTAAGCCATGCTTTACTCCTTGATTGTTAAGATCCGCGTCCGAATGTCGTCTTAGATGTGCGCTCTTTAAATAGCGGCATCCTTGGGTCATTCTCGCGCATGAATGAGTTATCAACTGACTGCATCTGACCGTCGGCTTGCTTTTGATAAAAAGTATTTCGTTGGTCTACAAATTCAGTTGGGGTTTTGCAGAGCATCAACCCACCGACGACAATGTTGTCTTTAAACCGTTGATTATCACTATCAAGGTAAAGCTGCATTTCGGGGTGATCTGAAGCACGCACGGGTTCCCAACCCTCTCGGAGTTTTGCGGACACATTGACCGGATCATTCTGACCTAACGTACTAACGCGAACCCAACGAAATTTAAATCCCGGCTGCGGTGCAGGTTCGGGAAGCAATTGGGCAGGACGCCAGCTTTCGGGGCGGACGTACTTATCACGAGTTTCCAAATTACGATCAGTTCTATCTGTATTAGCCATTTTGTGACCTCATTTCCTTAACAACGTATTGAGCATATAAATCCAGCGGTACGCCTAATCTTTTAGCCATTTGCACCTGACGGGGTTCTAGCCTAACTTTCTTAGGAGCGGTGGATCTCGTAGCGGGAGCAACTACACTGCTGGGTTTTGCACGAGGTTTTGGAGTTACCTCCACTTCCTCGGAATCCTCGAATTTTTCGGGGAACCTCTTACGCATGTTTTTGTCTAACGCTTCGTAATACTCATCACTTGTCGGGTCTACTCCTTGTTTGACCATTTTCTCGTGCATCCCCAAAGCGAGGCTGGTCATTTCCTCGTCTTCCCCAAACCAACTATTTTGCTTTTGCCAAGCAATAGCTTTTTGGTCGGCTTTAG